ACAAGTGATTATTTAATGCTACTAACTCTATTTGCCATTTAATGTTTTCAATAACATCTCTTACATTTCCTTCTGGAGATACGATGTCGTAATTACTTCCTTCTGGCAATGTTAAGATTTCATCTGATCCTGCTCTTACATTAGAGTTATCAGATATAAGTCCAGTTACTACTGGCTGTCCAAACATTTGGAATCGTAGTCCTAATTGCATTTCAGTCATTGTAATATTAATATGCTCATTCGCAGATACCAAGTCTGACGCACCTTCTACAAAGAAAGAATCTAATTGTTCTTCTCTGTGCGAGAAAACAAAAGGCAATATACCAAGATTATGTTCTATTTCTTCTATGATGTTTCCATTATCATCAAACTTAATATGTCTATCTCCGTCCCAGTAAGCATACATTAAATCGTTAGTATCAGATAAATCTGCGTGTCCGTGCATCATAGGATATACAATAGCTTCAGGTCTATATGGATTGTCACCAAAATAAGGTTCAAAATAATAAATAGGACGATATTCAAATCGTTCTTCCATTTCATCATACATTACATAAGTAGCACAAGTACCAAGCAAACGAGTCATTCGTTCCATTTGTTTCATACGAGCATTCTTAACTGATGACAAATCAACATACCTGTCATTTACATTCCTCTTAGCACCAATAGTATAAATTTTTGACATACGATTCACAAACTTCTTTACAATGTTTGTATTATAGTGTGGGATTTCTTGGAAGGCGTCAGATTTAAAATACCCTTCAATATATTGTTCGGTTAAAGAACCAGAATAGTAATCTAAAAACTTTCTTACTTCTTCTCTACGAGCTTTTGCTTGTTCTTCTTTAAAATTGCTTAGTGAATCTTTTATAATCTCTTGTGGGGTTAAAAACATTTAGCGTTCCTTTTATCTTGGTATTCTTCCAACGAAATTACTTCTAATTGGAAATCTATTCAAGATAAAATATCTAAAAGCATCGCAACCGTGTTCATAGAAGCCATCTTTGATTGGATTGTTAGAGATAGCTTTACCTTCTACTGCTTCTGGGAATCTATATCCTTCAAAGTCCTCAGCTATGCCTACACATCTTTTATCTATTTTTATCCTGCGTAATCCGTCTGCATTTTCAAAAAATCCACGACAATAGCTAACACCAGATTGTATATCTCTGGATAATTTGTCCATACGATACTCTACGAAAATTCCGTGCTTTCTAAAGATATGAATATCTCCCATACCAGATTGTCCTTGCACGAAACTACCTGCTGGATCACCATAGTAAGTAATAACTGGATAATTCTTCTTCTTAATCATTTCAGCTAACTTATCTGTGGGAATATTTCGTTCGTGAATTATTTCATCAATAATATTAATATGCCAATTACCATCTTGTTTAAATGTTTGAAACCATAATACTGATGGCATTCTAAATCCAAAGTCCATTGAACAGTAAGTAGGTAAGTTTTCATTATACGGAACATCACCCATATCTTTCTGTCTATCAAATGGATATACTCGTCCTTCCATAGAAGTAAACTTGGCTGCGAACTCCTGGTCAAATAACTCTTTGGACATATTTCTTTTTCTTTCCATTAAGAAAGAATCTTTCTCGCCTTCCGGAAATGCGTGTTCGTTTTCCCAACTTGGAGATTGTACTGAATACCACTTGTCATCTGTTTGCCCTAACAAGTACAAGTCATATATCCAATTAAACCCTTCAGGCGTAGTAATAAAAATAGCTTTTCCTTTTCTGTCAATAAGGGTAGGAGATAAATACATATCCCAAATCTTTCTTGGCATCTTTGCTGCTTCGTCAATAATCAATAAGTCTACACCTTCACCAACAAGAGAGTCTGGATTTTCACAAGACATACCTTCTACGGTTGTTCCCCATTTGAATTTGATATACTGTTCTTTTTCTGATGCTCGTTCAATATCGTTTGCTTTCCCTGCTACCATATCTTTCCATACTTCACGAAACATTAATCGTGATTTCTTATAAGATAATCCAACAAGCCAAATCTTTTGATTCGGTTGTGCTGCATAAAATTCTGCTTCACGATACGCTGCAGTAGTTTTTCCATATCGTCTACCACAAATATTTACAAAATAAGAAGCACCTTGTTTCTCTGGAAAGTGTAATTTACGCTGACCTGCGTGAGGTACATAGTTCATATAATCGAACCATTTTTGCTTGAACTCAAACTCTTTAATTTTCTTTGACATTCTAATTGTGATTAATTTAATTCATAATTAACTTAATGTCATATAATAATCCACTTAAGGAGTAAAAATGTCTGAATTAGAACAGAATACAGCCGTTGAGGAAGCTGTAAAAGAACCTCAAGTCAGTCAAGACGAAAAAAAGACAGAACAAGCTGTTCCATATTATCGTTTTCAGGAGCTGGTAAAAGAACGAAATGATCTTAAATCAAAAGTTCAAGAAGTAGCTACTGCACAGGAAGAACAGCGTAAAAAGACTTTAGAAGAGCAGGGCGAATACAAAGCTCTCTTAATTGAAGAACAGAATAAAAATAAAGAGTTAGAAACAAAGTTTAGCGAAGTTTCTGAATCTTTTAATCAGTATGTGACTCAAGAAAGAGATTCTCTTCTGGGTAAAATTCCTGAAACGAAAAGAGAAAAATTTGAGAAGGTAGATGATTTATCTCTTTTGCGTGACATAGTTTCAGAATTTGAAACACGAGCTGGAGTTAATGTAGGACAAGTTGAAAACAAAGTTTCCGTTACAAAGTTTAAAGGAAACCCTTTCAACGAGTTAGATAATAATTCAAAGCGTAGGGACTCGCATAAGGACTTAATAAGTCATTACCTTAAGAAAAAATAACATTTTTAAAACTTAAGGAGAGTACATAAAATGGCAAATGTAACTACAACAACTGCTGCTAATTTTATACCAGAAATGTGGAGAGATGCGATTCTTGATTATGCTGAAAGAAAATTTCAGTTAAGAAATCAAGTATTAGACTTTTCATCAATGGTACAAAATGGTGGCGACATACTTAATATTCCTAAAGTAGCTGAAGAAACTGCTGCTGCAAAGTCTGCTGACACTGCAGTATCATATTCTGCTAATACTGACGGAGTAATTCAATTATCATTAGACCAACACCAATACGAAGCGAAAAGAATCGAGGACATCGTAAGAGTTCAAGAATCTGCAGACCTATTTAATGCTTATGCAAAATCAATGGGTTACGCTTTAGCTAAGAAAGTAGAAAACTACTTAGCTGTTAATATTATCCAAGCTGCTACAGGTAACGATGTTACTTTAGCAACTGATAATACCCCTACAACTGCTGAAGTTAGAAGTGGCTTACAAAAACTTCTTGATGCAGGTTTTGACTACACAGATGGAGAAACATTCTTTTATGCTTCACCAGCTATGTATATGAACCTAATGGGCTTAGGTGATTTCACTGAAGCACAAAAACGAGGAGATAGTGCTAACCCACTTGCTTCTGGTAGCATTATGGAAATTTATGGTATGCCAGTTATCGCTTCAACAGACTGGGACGATGATGGTGGTACTGGAGATGAGTCTGGTTCTATTTTCAATAGAAACGGAATCTACTTTGCACAACAAATAGCACCAAGAGTGCAGTCAGCTTATGACATCGATCATTTAGCGACTTCTGTTGTAGCAGATGTCTTGTTTGGAGCTGTGTTATCACACGCTGCATCAAGCACTTCATTACCAGTTGTTAACTTCGTTAACCCGTAATGAGTTAGATTGAGGGGGATTAAGTTCCCCCTCATAACTTTAATTATTAATAGGGAAAAGAAATGGCAAATTTTACATCAGTCCATACAGGAGCAACTATAGATGCGTCTGTTACTATCATCAGTGGTAGTGGGGTTACACAATCCGATTTAACGAAATTAAACGCAGTTACTTCATCTGCTGTTGAGTTAAACATATTAGATGGTGTTACTGCTTCTACTGCAGAGATAAATATATTAGACGGTCTTACTGCTTCTACAACAGAATTAAATTATTTAGATGGTGCAGATTCAAGTATTACTACACTTAGCTTACCTGATAACACAACAATTACAACTTTTGGTGCGTCACTTGTTGATGACGCAGATGCTGCAACTGCACGAACTACTTTAGGAGTAGATGTAGCAGGAACAGACAATTCTACAGATGTCACTTTAGTAACGACATCACACGATTATTTATCCTTATCAGGACAAGCTATTACATTAGGACAGATTGATATATCTGACGATACCAACTTAGTAGGTGGAGATGGACTTGCATTAACTGGAGATACTTTATCAGTCAATGTAGATGATTCATCTATTGAGATTAATTCTGACACGCTACAAGTAAAAGCATTAGGTGTAACCAATGCTATGTTAGCAGGAAGTATTGCAAACGCAAAATTATCAAATAGCTCTGTAAGTTATGGTGGAGTAAGTGTAGCATTAGGATCAAGCGATGCAACACCTGCTTTTGATTTATCTGATGCAACAAGTTTACCGATTGTAGCAGGTACTACTGGCACACTAAGTGTAGCAAGAGGTGGTACTGGATCTACTACTGCAAGTGGAGCAAGAACAAGCTTAAATGTTGATGTTGCAGGTACAGATAATAGTACCGATGTAACACTTGTTACTACTTCACACGATTATCTTTCACTA